TAGTAGGCATTGTTAATGCTTTTCTAAATTCCTCAAGTTTCGCTTTTGCGTCTTCAAAATTAAGTTGCTCTGTTGTCTTACGCATATGACTTGTAGCTTCTGCGTAATCAATTGTTGATTGTGTAGTTTCATCAATTTCATCTTTAAAACTTTTTAAAGTATCTTTAGCCAGTACGATACCTGCAACAACTGTAGCTATTGCACCAAAAATTAAATTCCTTTTCATTGCAAGACTTAAGCCATTAACAGCAAGTGCAGTGAAGTCAATAGATAGAGCAATACCAGTCATAACTTTTGCAAACTTAAAGGCTATGATACCTGCGAATATTGCTTTTAATATGTCTGCATTTTGATATAAAAATTTCATTGCGGAAGCTGACATTTTAACTGCTTCTGCTAATGCTGTTCCAACTTGATCTGCAAATTGTTTTATTTGTTTTTCATTCTCAGCAAAAAATTTGTCTAAGTCTTTAAATTGGGTTTTTAACTCAGTAAAGAAAGTAGAGTTAACGTCATTTTGGAATTGGAAGAATTTATCCCCTATCATAGATAGAGTACCCTCAAATGTTTGGGCTAGATCATCTGTTGCTCCATCAAATCTACCACCTTTGCCAAAGGCTTTTTCAAATGCTTCAACTGTTTCTTTAACTGTAACTTTTGCACCACTTTTAAATCCTAGTAATGCACCAATACCTCTTTCTCTAAAGAGATCTGCGGCACCCACACCACTACTAAATGCTCTTTGTATTTGTTCAGAAGCACTAGCAAAATCTAAACCTGATACTGCGGCAACATTACCTGTAATTTTTAATATTCTGTTTAGGTCGTCTGCGTCTTTAGCCACAACTGCTAATGATCCACTACCTTTTGCAATCTCTTGTAGTGAGAAAGGTACTTTACTTGCGAACTTAGTTAAGTTTTGAAATGCAATATTACCTTCTTTAACGCTACCAAATAAAAACTTAAATCTAACTTTTAAGTTCTCAACTTCCTTACCAGTTTGAATAAGTCCTCTTATAGCAATGCCACCGCCTAAACCTGCTAAAGCATTTCTAACATTAAAGATTGAACCCTTTAACCCATTAAATCCTTTTTTAGATGAAGCGATAGCCTGTTTGGTTTTATCCTGTGCTACAATATCAATTTTTACTTGTTTGGTCATTTATCTCCTAGATTTTGCTTTGGCTTTTTGCATATTTGCGTTGTGTTGTTCTTTTTGATTTTTATCAGTCAAATAAACAATCCAAGTCATAAACTCCTCAACTGAGAACTTACGGACTTCGTGAATAGGTATTTTTAAATAATCTGCTAATTGTATTGACCAATGATAGTCGTGGTCGTTAGCTATTTTTTTTTAATGTCTTCTTGTGTCGGTGTTTGCATTAGCCAAGTTGCTACTTGTGATAAAAGATCAGGGTCAGTCTTTTTCATTAGAAACGCTTTGTTTTCTAAAGTGAAAAGATTATTACCTTTTTCATCTAATGCTAAGTGTATTAAGACATATGCCAATCCTGTAATAGTATCCTCTTCCATTCTTTTAAAGAGTTTACCTTTTTGTTCCATGTTCATTGGCTGTTTATATATAACAGCTTTCCATTCAGGAACTTCCATAGAGTTATTGGTATCTAATGAATCCCAATGTTCTCTCATACTTTCAATTATTGACATATGTCTTTTTACTTCAATTTGCGTTAATTGTCAAATTAAACTGTGCCTCTAGTAATAGCACCATTAATTTGTGCTGATATAGACATTCTAATTATATCATCCATAGTTACTGATACTGAGTTACCTGTGATAATGCTTGGTACTGTGTAGAAATAATCTCCACTGGTTGCACCCTCAGGGTATAGCAGTAATGATACTGCCGCACCTTCAACACAAGCTATTTGACCGCCTGAATCAGTTTCGTCCCACATACACTCTAAAGTTACTGAGCCACTTTTTCTGCTCACTTCAAATGTTTTGCTTGTATCTGATAATTGTGTTGATTCTATTACGTCTGCTGTAGTTTCTAAAGTAAACGCTGTTACTTCTGCTACTACTGCTGATCCTATTTTTACTACTCCTGCTGAGCCTGTATGTACTGCCATTTTATTCTCCTTGTTCTTCCGTTATAGATTTAGTTGTTGTTTTTTTCTTGGGTTTTGAAGATTCAGTAGTCCAACCTTGTTGTGCATACTCATCTTCTTGGTTATCCCAAACCTCAATTTCTGCGTCATTTCTGAACAGTTTTATTCTTTTTGCCATATTTTCTCCCTGTTGGTTTTTTAGCCTCAGGATTGTTATGCTTATGCACCCAACCATCTTCTAAAAATTTGTTTGGATTATCCGTTAGTACAGTATTTCCATTCTTTATTAGTAATGTTTTTTCCATATATACTCCTATGGTGTTCCACTTGTAAATTGATAATAGCACCTAATGGTAATTGTTACACCACCAAAAGGGAACATAGTACCTTCATCTGTTTCAACTGATACCACTTGCGTATCTAAAGCGTTTCCACCTCTAGTTCTATCTGCGTCTAAGGCAGTTTCAACAGCAGTTATCAATATGTTTCTTTGTGTATCTATATTTTCTGCACTTGCTGAATTGTTCTTCACATATCCAACACACACATAATCAATAGTTCCACTTCTTGTTATTCCACCATTTCCAATTGTTTCATCTGATCTGTTTTCACTCGCAGTTTGAACAAATAATGCAGGAAATTGTTGAATGCTTAATTGGTCAACATCAATAGGCTCTCTTGATACTTTACCCAATGTTGGGCTACTCATATTGCCTAATGTGGTAACTATATGACTGGCTATACTTTCTCTTTCACTCATAATAAACCAATTGACCTTTCAATTTCTTTAATAAACTTAGCTGTGGCTCTGTCCTCAGTTTGCTTGTCAACGCTAAAAAACTCTCTTCTTACGTTTGACCTACCTGCACCCACTACGTCATGATAGTATGCTTTCTTGTTAGCGTCAGCACTTCTAAAGCCTAATTGAGTTCTATAATTACTTTTATGGGTAAAATTCATAGAGTTCTGCATTTGTCCAGTGTCAAATAGATCTACTGTGCCTCTATTTTCTTTTCTTCCTTGACCTGTGCCAGTTGCATATGGCTTAAACTTTCTTCTTCTAAAGTCAAGTCCAGACAATGTTCTAGATTTGATCTCTTTCATAATAAAGAAAGAAGCTCTACCAAGACCTTTTCTAACCATTCTAGGTAAAGCGGATCTTAGTTTGCTACCAAATGCTTGAACCTCAACATCATTGATTTTGACTGTTGCTTTAATCATCTTACCAGTCGTAAATTGTGCGTTGGGGCTTTCTCTGAGTTAGAAATAGTACCACTTCCATCTTGGTCATACTCCACACCATCACGAAGTATATCATCAAGTTCTTGCTCATACATACTTCTGTAAAACTCACCCATTTTTTGAAAACGATCCTCAGATCCAGTAGGGTTAAATCTAGTTAATGCAGGGCATATTAAAAACCCTAAACATCTATAAACTGTGGCTCTTGTCCACTGTGTATCAGTTAGCTTTGAAGTGTCCATTTCTATTTCCTCTAATGAAGAAATATCTCTAATTCTTGAAGATTGGTAAACACTAAACCAACGATTTCTTATATCTCTTTGAACATCTGCAATTGCTTGAGCTACAAATGTATCTTGTTGGGCTGTAGTTAAACCCATTTCGTCAATATCAGGTTGATATGTTAAAAGACTTGCTCTTGTTGCGAATGCCATAATAAATTCCTTGTTAAATAAAAGAGGGGGCAAAAGCCCCCCCTAAATTGATCAATCCGTTAAGGATTATGCTAGGCTTGAATCTAGCTGTAGTTCTACACCATAAGTATCATGTAGTTCTCCAACTCCATAAACAGCAGTGGCAACTAGCTCAGTACCACGAATTGAAGCGTCTCTTTGACTTTCAATCTTAATGTCCTGTAGCATAGCTAAACCTAATGCGTCTTTATGGAATAAAGCACCTTTGTAATCACCTGCAGTACCAGTGTTAGCCATATTAGATGATTCGTAAATGCTTACGCCACCTAGTTGTCCAACATATCCAGTTCTCATAGCTTCGTTTTGTATGTCCCCATTAGCAGGGTTTGCAAAGGTATTAGTTAATCCTGCTTTTAAATCGTAAGCGATTAGTGGGTGAAGTACACAAGATAGATCCGAATTTGGAACACCTAGAGTTCTTAACTCAGCAATTGCTTCAAAGATTTTAGCCGCAGAAGCCGCAACATCAGCACCACCTACAACTTTACTAAAGCCATCAAATAGAGCCATAAGGTCTGTGTCAATTTTTCTAGCGATACCCTCGCCAAATAATTTTCCTAGATCTCTAACTACATCTGATTCAGCAGTATTAACAGCCATATCAGTAACAGTAGTCATTACGCCTACTTCTGATACAGTTAAGTCTGCTTTGCTTGTTGAAACAGCAGTGTTACCCAAATCAGTTGCTTCGGCAACAGCCGCCGCCGCTATTTGAGGGTAGATTGGAACTTGTACTACTTTACCAGAATTTTTAGGCATAGTGTAATTTCTTACAAGGTTTCTCATTATTGATTTCTCAGAAGCTACAAATAGAGCCTCTGCAATCATTGGTACTATCAAATCATCTAAGGTTGATAGCGTTGTTTCGTTTGACATAATAATTTCTCCTTAATGTCGGTTATTAATAGTTCTTCATTTTTTCCTTACGATATTCAGCGTATAAAGCCTTATCCTCAGGGTTGTTCATGTTTAGTTCCGCCAAGTTTAAAGGCTTAGGCGTTTTCCCACCGACATTTCCAACACTACCTGTACCAGTTGGACTGGCTGTTCTAAAGTGTGGATTATCGTCTATAAATTGCTCTACATATTCGCTAATAGAAAGTGGATCACCTTTGTCATTATACATAGTTGTTCCATTATCACCCATAATTTCAGGTGTTCCATCTGCTCCTAATTGCACTTTATTTTTTAATAGATTGGCTACTTGCTCAGGCTTGATAGCTTTATAGTCACTAGCAGTCTTAATCAATGCGTCATCTATTCTTACTTTTTGAAGTTCAGTTCTTAATTGCGACAGTTCGTTTTCTTTCTTACTTACTGTTTCCTTTAAAACTTTGTCAAATTCACCACGTTGCTTTTGCATTTCTATTTCTTTAGCTTCTTTTTCTTCTAAAAGACTTCTTGCTTCGTCTGGATCAATACCTGCGTATCTTTTCTCAACCTTAGCTCTTTCTTTGGCTAGTCTTTTATTGATAATGTTATCAAGTTCAGATTGCTTTATCGTTGGTTCGTTTGCTTCTACCTGTATTTTTTCTTCTTGAGTTTCAGTATTCTCAGATCCCGTTTGTTGCTCGTCAGCCATAACTATCTCCTGTTTAAGTTATATTTAGTCTAGTTATACATCAATTACCAAAAAAGGTCAAATATCCCAACTTGGGTCAGTAGGCGACCAATGATGCCTACAATTATAACCACCACGACTAACTAGACCATTTGTGGTAGATTTTCCTTGCCATATTCTGCTAGACCAAGTTTCCTCAATCTCGGCTTTGGTAAAAACTCTATTTATATTATTACGACAAAACTGTCTTGTATCAGTTATCGTGTTGCCTGTGTACATAAAATGGGTCAATCCGACCTCATCTGCTTTCAGGGCTGTTATCTGTGCGTCAAATCCCATTATAGCGTCTTGGGCTACTTGCCTTGCTCTTGTGCGTAATGATCGACCTATGCCCTCACTACCAGTAATTTTCTCTTGTATTGACCTCACCACTTCTTCAAATGGCTTTCCTGTCAATGCACTAGCATAAACCTCATCTGCAACCATGCTACTTGCTTCTAACCCAATGGTGTTAATTTGGTTATATGACAATAGCTTTAACTCTGCAATTGTTTGTGCGTTTCCTGCTGTCAGTGTTGCAAACTTAGGATCTATGGGTAGATCTTTGAAGTTAGATATTACCTGCTTTACAATTTTGTCATAATCTTTGACTGATTGATAAACCCACGTTGAGTAATTGTCTTTGACTAATTGAATTAATTTAGGTCTTAGCTGTATGGCTATCTTAGTTGATAGTTTACCAGATCCAACCTCTGCTATAATTCTTCTTTCTAGATTAGCTATTGCTAACTCTAATTTTGCTAAATGATCTGTCTCAAGATTGTTTACTAACAACTCTCTTTTATCACTTAGTTCCTGTATCAATCCCATTTTTATCCTTGCTTAAATTCTTCCAAAATTCATCTAATGCATTATGCTCACAATTAGAACATTTGCAAGTAACGCATTGACCATTGTTTCCGCAGTGACATTCGTGTTCGCAATTCTTACAAGCCATAGTTTATTCCTTTATTATTTTATCACAATGTTTAGCACCAGTGCTATCAGTTACCATTAAACATTTCTCAACACTACAAGTATATTTATTTGTTTTTCCTGAGTTCTTTTCAGCAAATCTCTTAGAAGATAAACAGGTACTTAAATTATCTTGATGATACCAACCCTCTACTTGTCGTTCATCTTCTTGAAATGTCCATAAACTTAATAGTACTACTACTTCAATTACTCCCATTAGCCTTGTCCTCTACATCTATTAATCTGTCCTCGTGAAACTGAATAGTCATAGCGTTCTTTTTAATGTTAGGTATTTCTTCTTCAATCTTTAATTGGATCTTCTCTACACTTCCTGATAAGAATTCAACCAACATATACAGCTCGGATACTTGTGGACTTACCATATCGCCTTTAGGTACACCAACTATAAACTCATTAGCTGTTTCTAAGTCGCTTTGCATTAACTTTAATTCTGTTTCAATCACATTAAGTCTTTCAATAACACCAAAAGCAAACCAAACTCCAATAGCCACACTTGCAATGATACCAATTAAGTTCTTCATTGGCATACTTACAGGAGTATCTTCGGATATTTTCACTTACAGTCCTTTCAATAAAGGATTATTTGTTTCTAATTTTAATTCATTTAATTT